TCAAAGACTATACAAATAATACGACTGAAAAAAAAAAAGAAATCGTTACATTTTTAAAAATAAGAAAATATGAATGGGTTCCAGATATAAGTGAGCTAAAAAAAAGAGATAATATTTACTTATTAGATGGACGCAATTTTTGTAATTTGGAATTAGTTTATTTAGATAAATTCTATAATTATTGTCCACGTAGAAATATTATGTTTCTTAGTAATCATTACTCTAAACACATAATACCCAAAAAAAATATGTTATTTTTTAGGAAACTAACTAAGAAAGATTTATTTAGAATAATGCTAATTGAAAGTATTGCGGAAGTAGAAGACTAAGATGACTTCGGATTATTTAAAATTTGAATATTTTTTTTTTGTAACTATTTATTATTAATTACGATTGTAATCATTATTTCTAAAGATGGATATCAACATTGGACAAATAAATTATAAACTTTTCAATAAATCTATTAATGAACTATTAACAGAAATTGGAAGTGACTTGTATCATACACAGCTCGAAAATAATAATGGTATTTCCTATGAAAAATTTATGGAATCCTTTTGTTCTATGGAAAAAATAAAAAAATATGAATTTCCTAGTAAAATCGTAGTTGCGGATCCTGAATCACGATGTAGTTGTAGAGTATGGCTTCACGTACAAAAAGAATATAGACAATGCCGACGTAGCAAATATGAATCTTCCGAGTATTGTAAAAAACATAAAAATAAAAGAAATTATGGTGAAATAAAATAACTGACTATATTATATGAATAATAATAATAATAATCCAGTTATGAACCCCATGGACCCTCGTAATATGAGTGAAAATACCTCAAATAATGATAAACTCAAAGTTCTTATAGACGAAGTCAAAAACTTAAGAAAAATTAATAAAGAACAAAAAGAAGATCTTGAAGATGCTGAAAATAATGGCTCCAAGAAAATGAAAATAGGATTATTAGGAGTTATGATTATGCTTGGTATGTTGTCATCATTGAGTATCCATGAAAGTTCCAAATATTTTATTAATCGTTCCATGAAACTCTATGGTTATACCTCAAATCTATACTTAATATATCCAATGGTTGTTGTATTTGGAGTGTCTCTTGTTTTTTATAAACTCGTACATCTCATCAATTAATTAATTAATGGCTTTATGCCTCATAATATCTTTCTTATAGTTTTATTAAGTCTTTCTTATAGTTTTATTAAGTCTTTCTTATAGTTTTATTAATTCTTTCTTATAGTTTTATTAAGTCTTTCTTATAGTTTTATTAAGTCTTTCTTATAGTTTTATTAAGTCTTTCTTATAATGTTTAAATATAACTTTAAGAATTTAATAGGATGAAATAAGACACTCGAAAAGCCATAGTGATTAGCACCTAAGTTTTTATAATTAATAATATCCTCATATTTTTGAATACCCCCTCCTGCGATTACTTCGCAGTCATCGTAATTATTTTTTATATGTTGGATAATTTTTTCATTGTATGGTCTAAGCACGTGTCCACTTTTTCCACCACGTTCACACGGAAGTGTATTACTACAATGAAATTGACGAAATCCCTGTTTATAGTAATTATCAATCAATTCCGGAGAACTCAATGGACCCAATTTTATTATACACCATGTTCGTTCATAATTTAAAAAAATACCCAGTCCATTTGAGACCATATTTTTTTCAGTGTTGGGACAGCTCACATTTATTTCAATATCCATATCCTCAGGAATCTTATTATATATATATTTGATTTCGCGTGGGTCCATTATGGCGATACTAATGATTTCTTTATTTTTTTTGTATTTATTAATTGCGTGTGTCAATCCGGGATTACGAAGACCTATTTTATTTACCCATACTCCTTCATTAAAATCATATCGGAGTGTTTTAAATATTTGTCCAATTAGACCCGGACGAGAATATAAAGTAAATGAACCTTTAATCGGCATACACATTGGAAGATTAATATAATTCCCAAAAGGTGGATTGATAAAAAACATACTGTCTGTATTATTTAATAGTTAATAGTTAATATTAAATAGTTAATATTTCTTAATTGTTAAATAAAAATATGTATATATAATATTAATGACAACCAAGGTAGGTAGATTTTCCGTAACACAAACAAGTCCAAAAAAAGAACCAGCAAATCAAATAATAAATAATGCCATTAAACGGGAACAAATACGTAAACTGCCAACGTGGTTCGAACGGGTCTTCAGATATAATACACCACAATCCGAAGAAGTTCGAACGCAAATGGCCCGAACCAGTGATAAATTGAGTAAACTAAAAACACAAGAAATTCTAAAACAAATAGATGAAAATAAAGAGTTGCGTAAAATAACCAATAAAATCAAAGCAACTAAATCAAAAGAAGGCGCAAGAAGACTACTAAAAAAATGGTCTGAGATAGTTAAAACTAAAAAACAACTTGGGACCCGTAATACCACACGAACACAATGGAAGAAAACAGCAAAAGCAAGAACAGCCAGTGCCACTCTCAAAAAAAAAATGAATATTGCTTTGAGTGGTTTTGGAAACAATACGGCTCGTTCAACTGTCACCGGTTACGGTAGAAGTAGTAGAAGAACAAAAAAAACATTAAGAAAAAATTGAGACCTTAAACAAATATATATATATATATAAAGCATACCATACCATACCATAATACAAACATGATTCCCAATACCATCAAAGTCTTTATTCCGTATATGAACCATAGGGTTTCCCGGCAATATGTGTTTAATACTTTCAGTAAATTCAATCTAGGCACAATCGGCGAAATCTCAATGCGTGAAAAATATACAACACATAAACATTATACGTGTATGGTAGAATTTCTCAGTCCTCCACACCAAGCAATGTATACATTCTTCAATTATATTATGGATGAAAACGCTGATGTTAAAATCAAAACAAAATATGGTCTTTGGAAAATAGAAGAATTCAAACCGAAATTTCCAAGCCCTCCAGAAGAAGAAATAATTATCGATTTTAAACAAGAAAGTGTTCTAACTTTTGATAGAATGAACGTCTTACCAGAGTCCTATTCCTATTATGATTCATATTAGGAATCCGAATCCGAATCTATTAAACTATATGGTCGTTTTTTTATAAACTCAGCGCTCAATGAAAAGTATTCCAGAAATGTATCGAAATTCATTACTAAATTATATTTTTCATTGTAATACATATCCATAATTTTATCTGTATTTTTTCTATTAAGTTCTTTGATATATTCAATTGCTTGAATTCTCTTATTGGAATCATATCGTGATACGATATTTCCAGATTGTTCGACGATTTGTATAGAAAACATTGTGTTATGTCTTGGTAGTTACTAATATTAGTAACTAATATTTAATATTTAATTAATTTATTAATTAATTTATTAAATAAATACACCCACTTCTTTTTATCTAAAAAAATGTCCCACAGAGAAATACATCGCATATAATATAGCGTTGAATATTGCTTCGGGTCTGCTGGGATCATCACCCCCATAATAATGACCAAATATTTCTTGAATTACAAGTGAAACTGACGATATAGCCAAACCAGTCACTATATGGTTATCATTTGGATTATTCTTTATATATTTTCGTTGAGCATATAACAAAGGGAAAGCATATAACGAAATCAATAAGACAGCAATACCAATATGTATAGTTAAATAATGTATCATATACGCATAATATAAAAAATATTGTATTTCATTTCCTACTAATATCTTTTTTTGTTCATTATATTTCTTACCACTAAAATATATTAATGTATTTGGTATCCATAATAACATTCCATAAATAGTAAATGGCATAAATATAGTATGTACCATAGCGTTATGAAATGTGCTATGAACTTCGCCATAATAATCAACGCCTTCTTGACCTATCAAAACACCGAATAAACTCAAAATATATGGAACACTAATTCCAACAATCACAGGATTACGAATTAAATCATTCATCACAATCGCAACAGTATTCATATCATTCATATTTTATACTTCTCAATATTTTTAGTTTTAAATCATAGAATAAAAAAAAACAAAAATAAGACATACTATTCATAATAAGACATATAATACTAATTACCGTTTACCGTTTACCTATTCGCTGTCGCTGTCGCTGTCGCTGTCGCTGTCACTGTCGCTGTCGCTGTCACTGTCGCTGTCGCTGAACTGTATGATGTACTTAGTACTATAACAATCAACGCGTTTGTGTTCAGTCTTTTGTAAAAACCAATGATAAGGTTCATTGTAGGTGATTTTCAATTTTGCGTCTTCCTTTGACCACAAGTAATCAAATACGCGTTGGAATTCGTCGTTTGTTTCTTCAAAATGAACGAAGGCCTTTTGATGCGAGTTGTAGATGTTATCCACCAAATCGATACTGTGGATGGTTCCCCATTTGAATTCATCCAAGACCTTTTGAATAAATTCTTTATTGGTATTTTTGTGGATAAATGGAATGTGAATCGATTTTTTTCCAGGTTTGGGAACCTCCATAATTTGAATCATGTCGATTTCATTTGTTCCATCTAGGATCATATTATCGATGCTTATAGTTTTGTAGTTATACTTGTTGTCTTTGAGTATAATACTACAACTTTCTTCGTCAAGACTTTCAATATATAAAGGACCCACATCTTCCTTTCCTTTAAAAAAGTCCAGATACAACGTTTGGTGTAGTTCGAACCGGTCCATATTGATTGTATATTTCTTCAATGAGAACAATGGGATGAACGCCGAGTTTTTTTGCTAATGGTACGAGGATTGTTTTGTAAATACCGTGGGATATTTCTTCAGTTTGCATGTTTTTTTTTTGTGTATTTATGATTTATTAATGGGATTAAAATCAAATTTTTTTCTTTTCTATAGACTTGTAGAAATAAATTATTTTGGAACCATGAACATTCTTACTAATAATATAATCGCCACAACTAAACTTATTATAGAATAAAATGGATACATTTCTTTAAATTTAAGTGTAAACGTATCGTCATTTTCTTTATCTACAGGATTATTCCATTTATTAGTATGATATTTATAGAGTAATGCTATATTAATAACCGCAAATACACTAAATGCTAATCCATTAGATAATGTAGCTAATATTTCTAAGTTATCACCCGGAACCAATGTAAACAAGTAGGTTATTACAGAAACGCATATTAAGGTTATATTAATCTTTTTAAATATTTTTGGAACTTGTTCCTTTTCTGCTAAACTCGTAATAATATTTGCTCGCGAAAATAAAAATATTAATAATGTTGGTATTCCGTTACATATTGCCAAACCATTTATAATATCTTTACCATAATGTCCAAATACTTTACCATATGCTAATGCTACGGGTGAAGAAGAATTAATTGTATTTTTAACACCTAATATAGCCACAGTAGCCGCGGCTACACCAACATAAGATAATGTTGCCAATCCAGAAGCAGCTAGTATGCCTTTTGGTATAAGAGATTTATTTTTAATATTACCACTCATATTAACAATTGTTTGAAAGCCATTAAATGGAAGAATCGTTAGAAATATCCCCCTTAAAAGACTACTCATATCATTACTATGTAATGATAGTTCCTTAACATATTTATGAGATTTTCCAGATATCCCAATTAATATAATAAACCCAATGGTAACTAAACTTGTGAAAAGAATGTTAATAGACGACATCATTTTAACCCCAAACATATTTATAATTGTAGGAATTACGATTAATCCTAAATTTTTAATAGTATCCGGTATATTATTGGAATAATTATTGGAATAATTATTAATAAATTTTGTAATACTAACTACTATTGTAGATGTAGTTGTAATTCCTAGTAATATAATAGCCCAAACAATTACATTCGCAAATATTTTAATATATTTATTGTACGTTTTATTATTTTTAGTTTCTGGTTTACTAAAAGCATCAACAATCCAAGAATATTCAGCATCATTTTCGGCGACATCTAAATTTAATCTTCCGTATGTTAATCCAGTTAAAATACTAATAATACCACCAATTAGAAACGCAAACCATACACGACCTCCAGAATATTTTGTAATATACGGCAATAATGAGAAAATAGCAACTCCGATTATGGCTCCATATCCTGTAAAAACAATATCAACGAAATTAAGGTCATTCATTATAATATAGTTAATATTTTTTAACAATATTAATATATATTAATATTTTCTCAGATTATCGTATAATGCCTAAAACAAAAAAAATAGAAAAGAAAATGACTGGGAAAAAAGCACCAAGTGTTAAAATTCGAACCCGTGTCCGAGACTCCCGACTCAAAAACAAAGAAAATCCATATAAATGGAAAACAATGAAAACCAATAATATGTTTAAAAATAAAAAAACGGTAGTATTTTCTCTTCCTGGAGCTTATACACCCACGTGTTCTAGCAAACATTTACCTGATTACGAAAAACATACTAAAGATCTTAAAAAACTCGGTATAGATAATGTCTATTGTGTATCTGTTAATGACGCATTTGTAATGAACAACTGGGCAAAAAAATTAAAAATTAAAAATGTGGAAATGATTCCCGATGGAAATGGCGATTTCACACGAAAAATGAGCGCGATGGTTCCCAAAGACAATTTAGGTTTCGGTGAACGTTCATGGCGTTATAGTATGTTCATCGACAACGGAAAAATAAAAAAAATATTCGAAGAACCTGGGATGCGTCCCAATTGTAAAACCGACCCATTTACCTGTAGCGATGTTCACACCATGATGAAATACTTAAAGGACGTCAAAGTGTCCAATTAATTTTAATCTATATTCCGAATATAATTAGCAAATTCAATCTTGGTTTCAATCGGTACATCAATAATCCAAGCGTAACTATCTATGTGAATTTTAGGGTTATTATATATCTTCTCAATAGAATAATACAACTGAGTAGATATATATGTTTCATATTACCTGAAACCATATCATCATCCTCAACCATATTAAGCAAATTTTTTCATACTTAATGATGGGTTTTATTACGTATGTCCATCCATATTTTACCCAATTTGTTTCCACCTAATACCTTCATACAATTTTTCTCTTCATCGACTATCACACGACCTTCCCATATTTTATCGGCCATTTTTTCATTGGAAACACGCATTGCTGGATGGACTAGGAATTTATCACCCGTTTTCATTAATGTGTCCCGCACTTCTTTATGATTTATGTATTTATATTGACATATTTTCTTTTGGACATCCGGACCTTTTTTAGTCCATATACCTTGTTCTTTGGGACTTAATTTTAAAGTAGATTTACCGCCTTTTTTCTTAATTTCATTTTGTGGCAAACTACCGAATTCTCCATTCGATTCAAACTTCTTGGCATATGTTTTCAATTCTTCCACACGGTCGGTGTCTTTAATATTTTCGGCAATTGTAATAAATTTCATTCCGTGGTAAGCGGCTTCTCCACTTTTATAAGTGCGTCCATCTACTACTACTTTACATTCATAGAAATTACTTAGTTGAAAACCATCTTTTTTACGAGCAAAAAACGTAAATACTTTAGAATCCATATTATGATATTTACAGAAAATAAATAAAAAAAAACAATTTTTTATATTTTATGATTAATATCATATAAACGACCCACGATTCGGTATGCGGTCTTCTGTAATTTTCGATATTTTCTTAATTTTTTTAATGTATCTTATAGGTAATCCTGAT